TAAAAATTTCTGCTCTTCAGAAAGTTTTTTAATATCGCTTTTTAAAGCGTTAATTGCAATTTTATTGATAGTTAAAGTTTCCATGATTATTATTTTATTTGAGTTAAAAAATTAAAGTTGACCTGATTGATGTCCAAATGTCCATATTTTATGTCCATTTAATGTCTAAATAAAATAATTCATGGTTAAGGCGGTCTAATAATCTAGTGTTCCATAGTTCAAAAATTTTAATTTAAATATACAAAAAATCTCATTACCCTTGCGTTAAAGACCCGTTAAATTCACGGAGTGCCAAAGGTAAATGAGAACATAATTTCATAGTTCTTTCAGATGGTTCAACACAAACAGCAGTAACCTGATTATCTAAATCGGGTTCAGCAAAGACTGTATGGTTAAGACCATAAATCTGAAATTTTTGAATAAATCTTTTGAGTTCTTGCTCGTCTTGTACAGATAAGAAAATGAGATAATTGGAATTTATATTCCATTCTCGAGCAATAGAAGAATGTTGATGCTGGAAATCAATTGCCGCATGAGCAGCTTGTACAGCCTGAATTCCTGGGGCTAAATCTCGTCTTGTAATGACGATAAGTTTTGAATGAATCTAGTAATAAAATGGTTTTTTCATAATTTTGTTTTTTAATTAAAAATATCCCTTAAATAATATATATCTTCCGATAATTATGCCGATCCTTATTTATCGACAAAATGTCATAAAATAAAAAAGAAGGGGCTAAATTGACGATAGCCCCTTCTTAATCAATTATTCAGTTTTTGAAGTCCCCTTCATCTTCTTATAAACGAAAATAAGTTTTGTTAAATGTAGGTTAAAAGATTAAGGACATGTTGGTTATAAAAAGAAACAGTGGCAAGGATGATACGTCCAGATTAATCTCATCATCCTATTATTATAGTCAATTTTGCACCAGGCTGGAACCTGTTGTCACTGTCGTGCCCTCGGTGGGACTCGAGCCCACACGCTATTTTATAAGCACCAACTTTTGAGGTTGGTATGTCTACCCATTTCCATCACGAGGGCGATTACAATAAATTAAGATTTTTTAAATCTTTCTTTTCAAGAATTTGAAGAGATATTTTATTTTGTTCAAGGACTTTTTTCATTTTAATTCTATCATTTTCTCTCCAATATCCTTTTATTTCAATATATTGATTATAATCTATGATATAAAAATCCGGGGTATAAATTCTTTTAATTCCCAAGTCATCCATCCAGAAAAAAGAATATTTTAAATCTCCGTTCCCGGGTTTAATCCATTTCAAATTTAATGAGTCCAAATATTGGGCATATTTAAATTCCCAGGATCCTTGAAGATAAATTATTTTATCCCCCTTTTGGTATGGAATCCATTTGCAGTATCCCCCTTTATGAGAAGTGCTTTGAATTAAACTAAGCTTTTCTTTGGTTTTATTTGAATGATGTTTCCCAAAAAAACTCGGAATAACCTTTCCACTATTTAAAGAATCCTTTAATGATTTCGAATATTTTTGAACTCTTTCATCAGTTTCTTTTTTAAGCCCCTTATTCCAATTTTCCCTTCCCTTAAAACGATTTATAGGAATTTTTCCATTTCTATGAATTAAACAATGAGAAAAATGGGCATTTAAAGAATTTTGTTTTTCAAATTTCCTCCCGCATTTGCAAATATACATTTTAGTTTATATATCTTCGCAAACGCCCTAGATTATGACAAATATTCGAAGAACGATAAAAAAGAAAAGGGGAAGTTTAATCTTCCCCCCCGAGAACCTTGCGCTGGTTGCTCTTGCTCACGGATGCCATTCCTACATTGACTGAAGCTAGCCGAAAGGTCCAATATGCCGGAACCTTGCAGTACACCGATTTTGTTTAGGGGAAAGGTTTAAAATCCCCAAGCTGAAAAATCAGAAACGTAAAAACCCTACCACCGCATCAGTCTCGTGGCCAGACCCCTATCACGCTGTGGAAGCGGTACTCTCATTTTCTTAGGATAAAACGAGAACGTAAAAAACCCCTATTTGCTCATAGGTGAGGACCATCTCATGCGCTGGTCGGCAGGCATCTTCGGACCTCCTTCTGAAGGAGTATCCTTAGGGGCTACCCCATCGCGGACTTTCACCGCGCATCTACCCTTTATGATCACTATTATGATAGAGCCATCCTTTCTTGTAGCCGGTGGGACGGGGCGTATAAATCAAAATATGAAAGATCGTTTGTTTGTAATTGTAGAGCAAATATACAAAAAGATCTGATTAGATAAAAATATTTCTTGTTAAATTCCTGTTAAATTATTTTTCTCTTTCAAGAAGAAATAAAGGAACTTTACCTTGGAGAATTTGATAAAAATCGGTACCTGCTTCAAGCATATCTATATCTCCTTTATCATAATACCATGCTATTTCGGATGGAAACTCTTCTAATCTTTTAAAAAGTTTCATCAATTCTCTTGCAGATGCTGTATTAAAATATTCTAAGTATACAGACATCTTTAAGAGATAATTTGGAGATTTTCGATACCTATCAAAGAAAGAATGTAGTTCTTCAAAAAATTTAGAAGCATCTTCTGGGATACATCTTCCTTCGATATTCAAAATTCCCTTATTGCCATTAAAATAAACATGAGGGGTTTTAGGGGTTGCCTCATATTCGAGGATTTCAAAAACCATAGTACTTTTATTTTATTTATCCCTCAATTTGCCCGACGGATGGGATTCGAACCCATGTTTCCGGCTGGTGCCGGAGTCCTAGGCCACTAGACGACCGAAGTTAACCCCGTAGATCTCCCTGCCAGGATTTCTTTAGAGACCACCCATATACCCCCTACTGATCTGGCAGGACCATTCAGGAATACGCCAGGTGGATTTAGTCGTGAGCACGGGGGTCGAACCCGTGTTTCCGGCTTGAAAGGCCGACGTACTAAGCATACGCAACCAACTATACGAACCCACGAAAAAAGCTCGAATCTCGAGCTTTCCTATTCAATACATTAGAATTTATTAAAAGGAAGCTACCTTAATAATTTTAAAAGGAAGAGAAATTTCTTCTGAAAAGAATTTAGCTATTTCTTCCATATCACGATCTTTTTCCTCGCAAAGCCATTCAATGGATATAACCTGATGCTTTTCCTTAAATATCTTCAAAAGACCATAAAGAAATTTTAGAGATGAAGAATTAAGATACTCAAATCCAATCTTTATGGAGAATTTTCTTGAAGGTATTTCAGAAATGCTATCCAAAATGGGCTTCCAAAATTCTAAAGAATTACTGGGATATGATCTTCCTATAATTTCAAGTTCCCCTAATTCTGGATCTAAGAAAACTTTAGGTGTTGATATTGTAGCTGGGATATTCATCTCTAAAAGTTTTAATTTCCATAGTAAATATACGAAAAAAATCAATAGAAAAAAAACTTTTTTCAAAAAATTTCAATAATTAATGCAAAAAAGTGCAGATAGTGGGACTCGAACCCACACGCTCAAAAGAGCACAGATCCTCGGTCTGTTCTGTATACCATTTCCAGCATATCTGCTTATACCATAACCTTCTCCTATTTCCTTTAACCCAGTTAACGCGCTAACTTACTTGGGACACTCCGTAAAATGGAATGATGTATAGGTGGGCTGCTAACAGCTTCTTAGCAGGGCTATGAATAGTAGCCGGTACGGGATTCGAACCCGTGATCTCCGCCGTGAAAGGGCGATGTCCTGAGCCATCTAGACGAACCGGCCAAATTTAAATTTTCCCTTTTAAATTTACTGTATTATCAGGCTTACCCCAGAATTCAACTTCTCCTGTTTCCTCAAATCCCATGGACTTAAAATAAGAAACTAAATTTTTATTTGCAAGGGATACTTGAACTTCTGTTCCTTTTTTCATTCGAGAAAATAAGGTGTTTACCATTCCCTTGAACTTTCCTTGACCTCTAAATTCTTTTTTGATATAGCTTCCCATGAAAAGCAATAATCCATCGGGATATTTTTCATCAACGATAACATCAAAATCAATAAATCCAAAAGGCGATTCAAGTCTCATATTTTTAAGTTTTTTCCGCAATATGTTTCTGTTTGACTATGACAGTTTGGACAAATCATTCTTAAATTTTCAAGTTTATGATTATGAGAATCCCCATCTATATGATCTAATTGCATATTTAAAGGAAGATTATTCCAATTTTCTATACTGCAAATTTCACATTTGTTCTTTTTAATCCCTTCTTTAAGTAATCTTTTTTTAAGTTTTAAAGTCTGATAATATGGATGTTTCCCCTCCAAAATTTCATTTAAAGGAATTTTTTCTGCTCCTCCTTTATGAATTTTTTTATCTGACCATTTTATACCTAATTTTTTTGCTCTTCTCCATAAAGAAACTGTAGTCATATTTAATTCTGCTGAAGCTTCATGAAGAGTAATATGTTTCTTAAAGATTTCTAAGATCTCTTTATCGGTGATTTTAATTTTTCTCTGAACCATAGTTTTTATTCTATATATTCAAAGACAGAATTAAAATCTTTGCATATTACATTGTGGGCCGAGGAGGATTTGAACCTCCGAACCTAAGGAGGAACGGTTTTACAGACCGCCGCGTTTAACCACTTCGCTATCGACCCAAATTAAAGGTTTTTCAATAATTTCAAAATATGTTTCAGAGGGACTAACCTCATAAATATCATTTATTTCTAAAACCCTTAAGGAAGATATATCTTCGGGGTTTCCTATAACTCTTTTATCACCAATTTGGTTCATAGTTTTCGATTTTAGTCGAGGTGAGAGAACTCGAATCTCCGACCCCCTGCACCCCATGCAGGTGCGCTAGCCAACTGCGCCACACCTCGATTTTTTAGGAATATTTCTACCCCTAAAGGTAAATGTTTGGGAATGACAATTTGGACAAAGAATTTCGAGATTTTCTAATTTATTATTCTTTTTGTTTCCATCGATATGATTTAATTCCATAACTAATGGATTTTCAAACCAAATAGATTCTTGTCCGCATTTTTCGCATTTATTCTTTTTATATCCTTCCCTAATTAATCTAATTCTTAATTGACCCGATGACATCCCAACTTTTCCAGAAAAAACATCTTTTAGATTCTTTTTGGATTTATAAATTCCTTTTCCCGCTGTATTCGGATTATAAATACCTAATTTTATAGCATATCTTTTAAAAGTCATGTGAGGAATTCCTGCTTTTTTAGCAGCTTCAGACATACTTAAAGAAGTATTACAGGATTCAATAATGATTTTTTCATCCATGGTAAGCATTTTTAATATTATAGTAATGTGCTTACCGAAAGTTTTGTACTCCTGGTCGGGGTCGAACCGACACGGTCTTTTGGACCAATGGATTTTAAGTCCATCGCGTGCTACCAATTTCGCCACAGGAGCATAAAGTAGAGAAAATCAGAAGAGATTAACAGACGGATTTGAACCGCATAGTTTGAACCAAAATCAAATGTGAAACCATTTCACGCGAAGTAACTCTTTCTTTTACTACTACTTAGTGGATATAAAGGGAATCGAACCCTTGACACCATCTTCGGAACCCGGACTTATTCGATTGCTGTAACCATCTTTATGAGTCACCGTACAGGTCAGCATCCGAGCCTGAGCCCTAATTATACCCATTTGTACCCTCGGTGGGACTCGAACCCACACTCCTTCGCGGAACTAGATCCTAAATCTAGCGAGACTGCCAATTCCTCCACGAGGGCATGTTTGTCGGGGAAACACGACTCGAACGTGCAAAGGAACTAAGCCACCCGGTTCCAGGCCGGGACCGCTACCATTTACGGACTTACTCCCCGAATTCTTTAATAAATCTTTTAACCTGAGTATGAGATACATTCCATTTTTTAGAAAGAATTGTAAGCCATCCCCTAGATTTATTAATGTTTTGAAAATCCTCTTTTCGAAGTTGAATCTCGTCTGAGGATAATTTATTAGCATTATTTTTGGAAATTAGATCCTTAGTATGCTGGGATAAAATCTTTCCCTTTTGATCATAATTCCATCCTTTACTTTTTATTATTCCTTCCTTATAAAGAGTTTTTAAGGTTTTGGAAATATTTTCTCCTGCTTTTAATTTAATGTAGGGATTTCGATTAATATATTCCCATCCGCCCAATCCCCCCTTCATTAAATTATAGCAGTGAGTATCCAATAAAAGATTTTCATTAACTATTTCTGCTTCAAAATTTAATGCTTCTTGATAAGTATCAAAAAAGAATAATATATCTTTTTTAAAATTTTCCTTACCGTATTTTTTTATAGCGTATTTTATTCTTTTTCCGGAACCCATATAACCATCTTCAAGATTATTAGTTTTATGAACTCCATAATAAAAATTGCCATTTATTTTATTTTCAACTCTATAAAAATAGTTTACCATTCGAACCCATGTTTGTTTATTATATGTATTCGAGAGTGAAGAGTTTTAAATTTAAACTGAGAAAGTCGTAAAGAGCGTTTTTCTTTAGCGCGTCTACCAATTTCGCCATATCCACCGAAGCGAATAGAGGGGCTCGAACCCCCACGCCATTAAGGCACCTGTTTCCAAGACAGTTCGAAGTAACTCTAAACATTACTACAGTTTTGTTGTCCTCCCAGGGCTCGAACCTGGAGTCTCCTGATCCAGAGTCAGGCGTATTAGCCAATTCTACTAAAGGACAATGAAAAAATAGGATGGACCGAATGGCCTTTTTAAGGAGATATTTTCACGTGACTATCCCCTCCTATCTTAGTGCAGATACGAGGACTCGAACCTCGACTATCGGTGATCTTCCTTACTTACTGCTTTTATGATCACTTATTAAACAGCTTTTAAGAAGGCCGATCTCCCGTTTCTCATCTGATTTGACTGTTCTAGAATTCAATCCAGATTACTAAACAGGGGCGTTTACCCTTTCGCCATATCCGCTTTATTTTTTGCCATATCTCCATCCTTGCGGAATTTGATCTGTATTTTTTATTTTCTTAATTTCTTTTCCGTTTGTAATCCATTTAGTTCCAAATTGGGAATTTTTATTACCTTTTTGATAAGTATGTCCTTTATGTTTTAAAGACATTTGGATTTTAGTTTCTTCAGAATGGGTTTTATCTTTAAATCCCCAATTATCCGGAGGGGATAAATTTAATTCATGAAATCTCTTAGCTTGTCTTTTCTTGTGCCATTCTAAATAAATTGGATCTTTCCATTGGGATTCTAATCCTGCAGTAGTACATTTTTTATGATGTTCTTCATTTATAAATCCCCCGGATCCCCCAGATTTTAAATTCATGCAAGAAGGATCTTGCAAAAAAGACTCATTAACTATTTCCTTTTCTCTTTCAAAAAGTTTTCCCTTATCTTCAAAGAACTCTAATCTTTCAATTTTAAAATT